CAAGCCGCTAACGACTATCTTAGCCCGGATCATTACGTTGGAGACCAAGAGGAAAGCGATGCGTGCTATTTCCTGTTTGCCGATCCGTACATGTTTGAGCTTGCGTCACTCATAGGCGTTGACGGTGATTACGTGCGCCGCGTTGTTGATGGATTGGATGGGGGTATTCATGCGTGAAAAATTGTGGCACATATCCGGATACATCGGGTTGGCGATTGCGATTGCGCTGACCGTTGGCACCGCCTTAGCTTGATTGAACATACACACCCCACCGCCTAGAATAGCCCCAAATAATCAACCGGGCTAAACCACTATGGCGATTTGGGACCGGCTCCCGCTATTCAAGCCACAAGTTAAAATTGTCGAGAGAAAGTCCCTTGTCGCGTATCCGGTTCCGGTGCAACAGGGTTCTTTTTTCGACTACGTTGTTAGCGGCTCAGGGCCGCTGACCGCGCGTCAGGCTATGCGGTTTTATCGAAGCGGCAGCGCGGTTGCGATTGCAGTTGACACGATTGCCGATGAAATCGAAATGATTTCGCCCGTCATCCGCACAAATGACGGTAAGCTGATTTCCGAACATCCCCTTCTTGACCTGTTGCGCCGCCCCAACGGCGCGGAGAACTATTCCGAATTCATCGGCCAACTTGCGCGTAACTGGCTTCTTACGCATGACGCGCCGCTGTTTGCCACAGGTCCGGTAAATCGTCCGCCTGCGGAGATTTGGCCGGTAAAGCCGGGCGACCTCAACATTGCATCGACCAATTTTGGCGACCAATACCCGCGCCGGTACAGCGTCAGTCAAGGCGTTGCGCGCGGGTCATACGCGCGCGAGGAAACCGCGCGGCTCGGATGGCGCTACTACGATGGTGATATGAAAGAGCTATTCCACATTCGCGGGTTTTCCAGCCGGGAAACAAACGACTTCGCGGATAGTCCACTTGAGGCCGCAGCGCTTGAAGCTCGCCAGCAGATTTTGGGACGGTATCACAATCTGCGTTTGCTCGAAAATGGCGCACGCCCGACGCTAGTTGCGGTGTTCAAGGACGAAGTGTCAACGGAGGAGCTTGAACAGCGCAGGCAGTCGCTGGCGGAACAGGCTGGCGGGGCGCATAACGCCGGCAACATCATGACGATTGCGTCGGAGGATGTTGAGCTTAAGGAATTTTCGATCAATAACCGCGACATGGATTTCGCCAATCTGGACCGCGCTGCGCAACAGGCGATTTTCCTTCGGTACAAGATACCGCTGCCGCTCGTAAGTATGGACGCCAGCACGTTCAACAATATGGAGCAAGCGGTTTATCACCTGTATGACCGAGCCGTGTTGCCGAATTTCCAGAAGTTGATGAACGGCATAAGCCGCATGATGTTTCCGCGTTACAACATTGATCCGGCCACGTCGCAACTGACATACAACCCGGAAAGCATTCCCGCGTTGCAGGAGCGTCGCCTTGATGAGCTTAAGAAGCGCCGCGACGTGAACATTGAAACCGTGAACGAGCTTCGCCAGTTGCTTCCGAACCGCGAGCCGCTTGAAGGTGGCGACGTGTTTTACCAGAACGCAACGCTAGTTCCGGCGGGAAGCGATCTGTTCACGGACGATGGAGACGATGCGCGGCGCAGCATTGTTGATGACGAATGATTGGAACATGCGCAATTCACGGTATCGCGCACAAGCGCAATTCCCATGTTGCGCTAGCGGAACTTGACAGAAAGCTGCGTCTCGAAAATCAGTTCAAGCGCGAAATACGGTCTATTTTTCGGCGCATGGCGTCCGACTTTCGCATATCCGTTGCCGGTAGCGGTCGCCCTCCGGACGCGGAGCGGTATGAGCCGCAATGGAAAACCGCGTTGCAAGTGCAATACGAGCGTGTGCATCGCGCGTTCAAAGGTGAGGTGGCAACGCAGAACGGTCGCAAGTCAATCCAGTATTGGACCGGCAAGCAAAGCGAGGCTGAGGATCTGGAGGCGCTCGCGCTCATGCGTTGGCGCGACGACGTTTCGCAGCGTCAGGCCGATTTGATAACAGAAACCAATGACGCNGAAATGCAGCGCGCNATTGANGACGCGCGCAACTCNCTACAGGCNGACGGCGAAAGCATCAACTCGCGCAACATNGCNGCNGCCGCAATGGCAATTCTGGCAACGCGGTTTGTTGGNCGNACAAANCTTATTGCNCAGNCAGAAACGCAAGCCGCCGCCGAGGCNACAAAGCAAATNGAGGCTGAGATTATNGCCGGNACAACGCCGTTTCCGTTGCGCGGTTTTGAACCCGGCCCCGTNTTTCTTGACGACGCGCCGCTGCAACAGCGTGANNTNNTAAAGATTTGGGACACGGTTGGCGACAACCGGGTTAGGCCAAGTCATGTAGCGGTTGGTGGCACGGCAATAAAAACTAACGATGTTTTTGTCTTGAATACGGGGTCTAGACTACGTTTTCCGGGTGATACGCTTCTAGGCGCAAGCATTGCGGACCTAGCTAATTGCAGATGCAGTGCCAGATATCAAGAGGGTACACCAACCGCTACACCAACGCAGACCAACACTCCGCGTACAGACGATCATCAAAATACGGGACCGGTCGGGAGGAGGCCTGATGAAAGCCTCTCACCACAAAAAAGACCTGGTGGTTTGCCGGAAAAAACTCAGGATGTTCGTAAGGTTGAAAGCCCTCAAAAATTTGAGACATCAGAAAAGGTAACCCCGAAAGACTTCACGCTTGAGCGGAAACTTACCGCAAAAGAAAAGCAGTACGCGGAATGGTATACTGGTGACGGGTTTCACGAGCTTAACGATTATCTGAGAAACCCAACTAGGTATCTAGACAAGTCGAAGTCTCTGAATGTTTTTGCTGAGAATTTGGATGGGGCTATATCCAAGGTTAAAACAAACAGAGACATTACCCTTTTTAGGGGTGTGAACAACAAGGAGTTTAGGGACGCTGTGCGGCGCGGAGGCGTTGATGTTCTTGAGGCCCATTCGTTTCAGTCAACATCAGCTAGTGTTGCTACAGCCGAAGCGTTCGGCGGAAAGTTCGGTACTCTAATAAGGATTAAGGTTCCGAAGGGGAGCAATGCCCTGCCGGTTTCTTCTGTGTCTAGAAACGCATCTGAGGCCGAAGTTCTTCTTCCTCGCGGCGGTAAGTACAAGATTATAAAATCCACAGAAGAAGAAATTGTTAAGGGTGTGAAAAGGACGGTTTTGGATGTCGAGTGGCAACCGTAGCGACAAGAAAAGATTTATCGAGCGCGTTAATGCGTCTAGCGATGAGGTTCTCTCGATGCTTTCTAGATACCCGGAAATACAGAAGCGGGTTATTGACGACGCCTTAAAAGAGAATTCTGAGGGCTAGCAATGGCTGACTATCGCGGCAAGGAAAACAGGACTAATGAAGGCAACAAGCAGATGACCATGAAAAAGATAGTCGTTCCTTTTGAAGTAAAGGAATTCAAAGAGGACGATGACGGCTTTATCACCTTTGAGGGCTACGCCTCGACATACGGCAATGTTGACCGTGGTGGCGATGTGGTTATGTCCGGTGCCTTCGATGATACCGTCAAAGAATATCAGGGCACGGAGAAACTGCCGATACTTTGGCAGCACAATCACGATATGCCGCTTGGTGTATTCACTGATATTTCAAGCGACAGCAAGGGGCTTTTTGTGCGCGGCAAGATGCCGCGCGATGACAGCTTTGTCAGTGGTCGTGTGCTGCCTCAAATGCGTGTCGGTTCTATTCGCAAGATGAGCATTGGTTATAGCACTGAGGATTTTGCTTGGGACGGCAACATCCGCCAACTTAAGCGCGTGAAGTTGTGGGAGGTTTCGCTTGTCACAATTCCGATGAATAACAGCGCGGATGTGACGGGCTTTAAGTCGGTTGGCGTCACTGACCTGCCGATTGCCGACAGGGACACGGCTTGGACACGGCTTGGGATGCAGACACCGCTATTGAGCGCGTCAAAGCTTGGGCCGACGCCAAGGATGAGCCGAACGAGAAATTTGCCAGCGCGTTCTTTGGTTTTGATGCAGACAACGCGGACGAGTTCAGCGCATACAAGATGCCGTATGCCGATGTTATCGACGGTAAGCTAATGGCCGTTCCACGCGGTATCTTTGCCGCTGCGGCGTCTCTGGCCGGTTCGGTCGAGCGGTCCACGGTTCTCGCGAGTGTGGAGCGGTATTACGAGAAGATGGGTCTGGATAGTCCGTTCTCGGAACAATCCTGTTTCCGCGTTGACAGTCTCGACGGGCTTACGGAACGTGAACTTGAAAAGTTGTTCAAGAAGGGTGTAAGGTTGCCAGGAGAGTGCGCAAGAGCACTCGTTTCGGCTCACAAATCTTTGATGCGGGATGCGGATAAGGTCAAGCGGGACGCGGTTAAAGAGCCGTCCGTTAACGATCTAATTCAGCGTATCAAAGGTTTGGGAAAACATGTCTGAAAATATTGAACTGAAAGACCTTCACAAGGCACTTGAAGAGGCGCAGTCGCGTTTCGACAAGATCGCCGAAGGCAAGGCGGACGCTACCGATGTA